ATAGCTATGTGACTTTAGCTGAAGCAAACACTTATTTTGAAACCGTCCCAGATTCAACCACTTGGGATAATAAGACTGATGATCAAAAGAATCGAGCATTAATATCTGCTACGAGATGGATTGATAGTCTTAATTTCTATGGTGATCGTTGTGATGACGGACAAGCATTAAAATGGCCTAGAAATAACTATGAAGTTGATAATGTAGAACTTGCTTGTACTGCGATTCCTGAAAGTATTAAATATGCACAATATGAGTTAGCAGTAGCATTAGCGAACGAAACTGATGCGATGACTGGTAATAAAGGGACCGATGGAACTTATGAACAGGTTGAATTAGGAGACATCAAGGTTAAATACAATACTGATAGTCAGGGTGTTGGAACGATTAATAATGTATTTGACGTTTATCCTTGGTTACAGAGTTACTTAGGTGCTTATTGCCTTGGTGGTTCTGGTAGTTACCAAGTTCGAGTAGTTAGAGGTTAATTATGGCAGGAGCATTAGACACAGCATTTAAAGCAATTGCCAAACAGGTTGTAGCTGATCTTGGATCGGCTTTAGATACAACAATTACTTATATTTCCAATTCAAAAGGCAGTTATAATATCTCGACTGGGAAACAGTTGATCTCTAAAACTAGCTACTCAGATATTAAAGTTCCAGTTGAATTTGTCCAAGCTATCGGTGATGCCAATAGAGAAGTTAGAGAAGCGAAATTATATATTACCCCTGACTTGATAGGGGGAAATCAACCTACGATGCAAGACGAGGTAACATTAACTTATGCGGGTTCTAGTAGAATCTCACAAATAATAGATATTAGAACCTATCAAGGTTCTCAGACTTACTTGTTTGTCATTAGGGTTGTATTCTAATGGGAAAAGGAACCAAAAAGGATCAAAGTTATGTCAACATGAAAGCTGACATGATGAGACAAATAACGAATGATTTGAATGAGTTTGTAAGAGAAATCCACATGGATTTATCTACAGATCCAGGGCCAACACCTGTTCTAACAGGATTTATGGCTTCTCATTGGAAAGCAGGAACAAGACCGATTAGAACAACTGATACCAAGGTTGGAACAAAATGGGATATGGAAACAACGAAAGTGGAGGATCGAATTGTTTTAAAGAGTGGTTCGCCTATTATTGATCCTGTTTATTGGATAAAAGAAAGATTTAAAATTAACCAAAAAATCTATATTGGAAACACAGCAGAATATACGTCTTTTGCTTTAGGCCCACCAGGGGAGCCTACTTTTGGTTCTAGAAGAAATGGTATTCCTACTTATGTTCAGGGAAAATTAAAGGCAAAAGTAGGTAAAATCTTTACAGATAAGAAACCTAGAATTAATGTTGCTTCAGGCCAATCAACTGCTGCTTTTGGTCGAGAAGGATACACAGTTGATTACTCTAAATTATGACTCTTGTAAATGCTAGGGCTGCTATCGAACAAGCAGTTACAGATGCAGTAAAGGATGCAGATCCTACTGTAAAGCTGTTTTATGACAATACAGTTTTTAAAACACCTGGAAAATCAGTCAAGTTTGTAGCAATGTCATTAGATTTTGTTACTCCCTCTCTTCAGAACCAAGGTGCTTCTTCTGATTATTACGAAGGAGTCTTCCAATGTAATTTTTACGTTCCAAGAAATGTTGGAAGTTCAGTCTTTTCTGCTATTGGTGAAGCAATTATAGATGGATTGACTTCCGTAAATGCTTCAGGTTATGTAGATAAATTTAGTTGTAAACCTAGAACAACGGACATCGTTGGCCCCTCAGTCAATCCATCAGCTACATCTTCACACTTTGCGGGTTTAATATCTTGCCAGTTTTCTGCTAACTCTTAGGCTATTATGTAAGCAGTTACAAATTGGCATGGCTAGAGCTATTGATCTCCTCCGCAAGAATTTTGGAGTTGGGCAACTTTACAAACACGATCTTAAGAAGGGAGATGAAGTCCTTTTTACTATTTATTGGCATCCATTAACGATTGCAGAAAGAGAAGTAATTCAAGGAAAAGGATCAAACCAAACTGATGATGGCAATGAGTTTGCTTTGAATTTGATGATTGAAAAGGCGTTAGATGAAAATGAGAAAAGACTTTTCCAAGATGGAGACAAGCCAGCTTTAAGAAGAGAAATTGAAGCCAGTATTCTTCAAGAAATCCAGCTAGCAATGCTTACATCTGGAACGGAGACGGAGGTAGAAGACGCTAAAGCAGCATTGAAAAGCTGACGGCATTCAATACTTCTTATATTCATTAGCAAAGGAGTTAGGGATGACTGTTAGGCAGTTATCGTCTGAATTAACATGGGAAGAATTAATAGGTTGGTCAGCGTATTTTTCTATCAAAAACGATGAGTATGAGAAAGAAAAAGATAATAGATTAACCAAAAGGCAATAAGAAGGGTAAAATAGCTAAATAAGGTTTCTTCGTTATTACAGGTGGCAAAATATAACGTAGATGTCGAAGTTCAAGCAAAGACGAGTGCGGCAGAAAGGAAATTAGATTCGTTAGCTAAAACATTATCTAATTTACAACAAGTAGCGGGAAAAGTTAGCGAGACTTTAAACACTAAAAACGCTTGGAACGCAGGGCATAAGGCAAGTCAGGATCTTGGAAATGTTTTTGATCGAGTTGCTAAAGCAGGTCGAAGTGCTGCAACAGCAATTACAGATGGACTTCAAAAAGCCTTACTTGGCATCACATCTTATCAAGTTCTTGCTTTAGATACACATGTTAGAAATTTAGCTACTCATCTTCCCTTAGTAGGAAAATCAATTGCTGAGACAACAACTGGGCCTTTCCAGCAATTTATCCAGTCAGTTGGTAATGCAGATATAGGTATAGCAGCCTTAACAGTTGGATTGATGGCTTTTGGACCTCAAGCTGTTGAAGCTACATTTAAAGCAGCAGGTGGTTTATTAGACGTCAGCAGAAAAGCAGGAAGAGTAACCAATAATGTTTTAAGTATTATTCCAGGCTTTAAAAAGGTTGGTAATGCAGCACAGCAATCTAATGGTTCAGTTATTAATGGTTTAGAAGGACTACAGGCAGCACTAAGAAAAGCTCAAGAAGAACAAGAAAAATTTGATAACTCTTTAAGAGGTGCGCCATTAAAACAATTAAATGATGTCACCCGTGAAGCAAAGAAAACTTTAGAAGGATACTGGTCTATGACTGGTAAGGCTGAGAAAGCAGCAGAAAATTACGCTAAAGCCTTAAAAGCTCAAAAACTAGAACAAGAAGAAATTAATAGATTAGTAAAAGAAGCGAAAGAAGGATTACCTCTTACTGAATCTGAGAAAAAAGAAGCTGCTGTTGCATTAGCGGCTCAAAAAGAACTTGCGTTAGCGGAAAAGGCTCAACAAAAGAAAAAAGAAGACCATGAAAGAAGGCTGCGTAAATTTGATAGAGATAGGGTTAAAGCTGCGAAAGCAAGAACCAAGATAGACGAAGAGGCTCAAAGAGCGCAAAGACTGCGAGAAGGTTTAATGCTTGGTGTTGGTTTTCCTTTGCTATTTGGAGGAGGCCCAGGGTCTATTTTAGGAGGTGGTGCTGGTGCGCTTGTTCAATCTCAACTAGGTAAGGGTAAGGATAAAGGTAAAGGATTTGGAGCGCAGATAGCGTTAAGTGCGGCAGGAGGTCAGATAGATAGATTAGTTGCGACCATTGTTAAGGGGATGATTGAAGTAGGTAAAGCTGTAACTACAACAGCAGGTGCTTACGCTTTCTTGGAAGAAAAAACTTTATTTAGTTCTAAGAAAATAAAAGAAAGAGCCGCAAAATTAAAAGAGCAAGGAGATATTGAAGCATTGAATATATTATTAACAGAAGAATATATACGACTTGTTGGTAGAGAAGGTTTTGAAGCTTTACAAGATGCAGGGACAGAAGCTCAGAATCTAAAGACAGCTTGGGAAGAGCTAACTATAGCGATGTCAGCTTTAATGGCAGGGCCATTAGGTGACATGTTAAAACTTGCTACTAGAGCAGTAGATACTAAAACCAGTGCTGCAAGATTAAAGCTATTACAACAAGATTTAGCAGGACAGGGAGATACTGAAGCTGTTGCTAAAATGCAGAAAGCAATTAATAAATATAAGTTTGGAGATGGTCAGTTTGGAGCGATAGGAGGAGTAATAGGAAATACTATCAAGAATCGTAGATTTTCAGGGCCAGGAAGAGAGTTAACTGGTGCAGAAATGGATGCAATTTACAAAGAATTTTCTCCTTTGAGAAAGACAGATGGTGTAACGATTCCAGATCCAGGTGATTTAGGTAAAGGAAAAGGAAACAAGCTTACAGAAACACAAAAAATAGCAGCCGAAAGGGAAAGGCTAGAATTGGTATTTCAGTATGGGGAAAGAGAGGCAGCTATTAGAACTAAAATAAAAAAAATACACGCTGATATAAATAGCGAAAAAGCATTAGCTCTTCGTAAGGATCTGGAAACGATTGATCAATTAAAAGACATGAATGAGTTATATAAAGGAATAGGACAGACAATTAAAGATGGGCTTGTTGAAGGTATTAATGCAGCAATAGATGGAACGAAGACACTAGGAGAAATTGCTTCTAATGTATTTAGACATATCAGTAATCAACTAATTAGTTATGGAATAGACGCTAGTTTGGGTAGTATTCCTGGCCTAGAAAAGATATTTGGAAGAGCTTCAGGAGGCCCAGTAAAAGGAGGATCTCCTTATGTCGTAGGAGAAAAAGGCCCAGAATTATTTGTTCCAGGTTCTAGCGGTAATATCGTTCCAAATCATGCAATGGGAGGAGCAAATGTAGTTGTTAATGTAGATGCTTCTGGTTCGTCAGCCGAAGGGGATGCTGATACTAGTAGACAGTTAGGAGAACTAATTGGTGCTGCTATCCAAAGTGAACTTGTTAAACAAAAAAGACCTGGAGGTATTCTCTATTAATTATGGCTACTTTTCCTAGTATCTCACCTAAATATGGAGCTTCTTCAAGAAGCAATCCAACCTTAAAACAGGTTCAGTTTGGAGATGGTTATGTGCATGTACTTAAGTACGGTCTTAACCAAAATCCTAAAATATGGAATTTAAGATGGGAGGTTTCATCAACAGACGCAACCACAATAGAAGATTTCCTGGATGCTAGAGCTGATGATGGAAATACGTTCGACTGGACTCCTCTTGATTCCAGTGTTTCTTATAAGTGGAGATGCTTAAGTTGGTCGAAATCTATACCCTATAAAGATAGGGCTTCTATTAGCGCAACATTCATTCAATTCTTTGAACCATAATGGCGTTTACTATTTGGCAAGCGAATACAAGTTATGCAATAGGTGATATTAGAGCACCTGCAACTGCTCAACCAACTGGTTTAGTTTTTAAATGTAAAACAGCAGGTCAATCTGGTGGTTCTGAACCTGATTGGGCTAAAACTCTTGAATCGGAAACAGTAGATAATCAAGTCACCTGGATCGCTGTCAGTGCAATCTATGAAGAGTTAACTAAACTTAGCCCCGACTCAATAATAGAATTATTTGAGTTGCGTTTATCTACGACTTTGCATGGCAGTAATGATATTTTGAGATGGCATAATGGATGTAATGCAGACATTACTGGTGATATTGTTTGGAAAATAGAAGGAGGCACTACATATTCTTATGTGCGTATGCCTGTTGAAGCTACAGGCTTTGAAGTAACAACTTCAGGATCAATGCCTCGTCCTTTGATAACAGTATCTAACTTAAATAATACAGTTACATTGCTTCTTAATCAGGTCAATTTATATACACCAGGAAATGATTTATGTGGGGCAGAAATTAGAAGAATAAGGACATTAAAGAAATACTTACATGGAGAATCTGCGGCAGATCCTAATGCGACATGGCCTGAAGAGCGTTGGTATATAGATAGAAAGACTGCTGAGTCAAGAGATATTGTTTCTTTTGAATTAACATCCAAGTTTGATATGCAAGGAGAGAAATTACCAAAAAGACAGATGATCGCAAATGTATGTCAGTGGCAATATAGAGATTCAGATACTTGTACTTATGCAGGTAATAACTATTACGATGTTAATGATAATCAAATAAACACAGGAAATGCAGCAGCAGATTTAGCAGCAGACACTTGTGGAAAGACATTAAGTAGCTGCAGGAAGCGTTTTGGTGAAAACGGTAAATTATATTTTGGTTCGTTTCCTGCTGCTGGCAAATTTAAATGATATTAACTGAAGAAATAAAGGTACAGGCATTAGAGGCAGCCAAACAAGAAATGCCTAACGAAATGTGTGCTGTGATTGCTGTTGTTAAAGGTAAAAAGCGTTATTTTCAGTGTAAAAACATATCTGATGAACCTACAGAGTACTTTGTTTTAGATCCAGAAGAATACGCTTCTATCGAAGACAAAGGTGAGATTATTGCTGTTATACATTCACACCCTAAAACAAAACCTAATCCTTCACAGGTGGATAAGTCTTCATGTGAAAGATCTAGAGTTCCTTGGTATATTGTTTCTCCGCAAACAGGTTTATGGGGAGAGTGTCATCCAACGGGGAAAGATATTCCTTACGTAGGTAGACCTTTTATTCATGGATTAGATGATTGTTATTCATTGGTACGTGACTGGTATCAAAAAGAATTAAATATAAAATTGAATGATTATTTTAGGCAGAATGAATGGTGGTATAAGGGAGAAAATTTATATTTAGATAATTTCGCGAAGGAAGGTTTTAGAGAGATAAAAGAGGAAGAGCTTAGGTATGGAGATCTTTTATTGATGTGTATTGTTAGCAATGTGCCTAACCATGCAGCTATTTTTCTAGAAGGTAATATTGTTTTACATCATGTCCAAGGACGCTTATCTTCCAGAGATGTTTATAGTGGGTACTATAGAAAAGCCACTGCGAAACGATTAAGACATGAAAGTCGTTAAAGTTTATGGTGCATTAAGGGAAAGGCTTGGCGGTCAAGGTACTTTTGAACTTGATGTCAAAACTCCTGCTGAAGCTATACGAGCTTTATGTGCAAATTTTGAAGGTCTTGCAGCTTGGTTCGTTAACAGCGGTGACGAAGGAATGGCATATAAAGTTTTTGTCGGAAAAGATCCTGTTTACGAAGATAGTCTTGAAAGATTGAATTACCCCTGGAGTGATAAAGAAGTATTTAAAATAGCTCCTGTTATGGTTGGAGCTGGCGGAAATAGAGGATTTCTAGGAATAATAATAGGAGCAGCTTTAATCACTCTGGCTTTTACAACAGGTGGAGCCGCCTTGTCAGGATTGAGTACTGGGACTGCTTTTGTAGGAACGACGTCTGCTCCAGTAGCATCATGGGCTTTTGCTGCTGCAACAATGGGTGCAGGTCTTGTTTTAGGAGGCGTGGCTAACTTGCTTTCTCCTGCTCCTACTCAGTCTGAAACTCCCGACCCTGTAACCAACGGTTCGTTTAGTGGGATTGATAATGTATCGTTTCAAGGTGCTCCCGTACCAATATGTTATGGGAAATGTTTCGTTGGATCGGCAATAATGAGTGCAGGTTTAGATGTAGTCCAACAATGACTTTAATACAGGGTGCTGGTGGAGGAGGTAAAGGAGGTAAGACTCCCACTATAGAAAAAGATAATTTAAAAAATACTCAGTATGCAATTGTAATGGATCTTCTTAGTGAAGGAGAAATAGAAGGTTTAGTTGACGACGATAAAAGTATCTATTTTAATGATGTCCCTGTTGATAATCCAGATGGAACGAGTAATTTTGCTGGATACAAAAGAATATTTAAAACTGGCATTTTACACCAACAACCTATTTCAAGAAGTCATAATAAAACACAAGTTTCAAAACTCATTCAAGGTGGTGAATTTACCAAGGCTAATAATCCTGGTGATAAAACAATTACTATCCAAAATAGCGATGTAGACAGGGTTAGATGTATTTTAAGGATACCTTCATTCTTGAAACAAGAAGATGATGGTGATGTTGTAGGAACAAGTGTAAGGATAAAAATATTCGTTAAACATAAGAATGAAAATGATTACGTAGAAGTAATAGATGACACGATAAAGGGTAAATCAAGTAGTGAATATTTAAAAGATTACAACGTTGAATTAAACCCTTGGAATGGCCTCTTGGAGGAGAATAGTAATTTTCCTGTTTCCATAAAGATGAGTCGGCTCTCGCCTGATTCAACTGAAAAGAACCCAAGAGATACATACTTTGCTGGCTATTCAGAAATTATTGATGAGAAGCTCCGTTACCCTCATTCTGCTTATGCGTGGTTAAGATTTGACGCTAAGGAATTTGGAGGCAGTGTTCCTAAGAGAAAGTATTTAATAAAAGGAATAAAGGTAAGGATTCCTAGCAATGGAACGGTAGATACAAATAACGGACGCATTGAATACGATCCATCAATATGGAACGGGTCTTTTGGAGCTGCTACATGGACAAGTGATCCAGCATGGATTTTATGGGATTTATTAACAGACACAAGATATGGCTGCAAGATTCCTGAAGACCAACTAAGTAAATGGGATTTCTATGAGATCTCTAAGTATTGTAATGAGCTTGTAGATGACGGAACTGGTACAAATACAAATGAACCACGCTTCTCTCTGAACGTATGGATTAACACTAGACAGGAAGTTTTTGATCTGATTAATTCGATATGCTCTGCCTTCAGGGGAATGGCATACTACGCCTCTGGCACAATAACTCCTTTTATAGATAAGCCTACAGATTCTCAGTACCTACTAGGGCCAAGCAATGTTGTTGATGGTGCGTTTACTTATTCAGGAACAAGTCAGAAAACTAGACATACAACTTGTACTGTTAGCTGGCAAAGTTATGACTTATTGGGAGAGGCTCAGTGGGAATACTGTGAGGATGCTGATGCAGTTGCTAAGTACGGTGTTGTTAATAAAGCAATAAAAGGATACGGCTGTTATAGCCAAGGTCAAGCCAGAAGGTTAGGTCTTTGGACTTTAAAAACAGAGCAATTATTAACCGATTCTGTTTCTTTTGGTGTTTCTATTGAAAGTGGCATCATTTTAAAACCAGGAATGGTTATATCTATAGCCGACCCTACAAAAAACACGAAGAGAAGAAGTGGAAGAGTTTCTTCTGCTTCGCCAACTGCAATTACCGTAGATAATATCGAAAATGCTTCAGTAGATTTTAGTAATAGTCCAACACTTAGCGTTATTCTTCCTACAGGTTTAGTAGAAACAAAACCTATAAATACTATTATTAATAATACAATCAATATTGTGGGTGCATTTAGTTCTGCTCCAGATCCTTCGAGCATTTGGATGATAGAAACAACTGATATTCCAGTTCTTAAATACAGAGTATTAAATATAAAAGATGAAGCCAATGGAACCTATGCTGTATCTGCTCTTACCTACAACGAAAGTATTTACGATGCTGTTGAGACGGGCTTAGAAGTAGTTGTTCCGCAGATAACACTTTTAAATAAATATCCTGAAGCTGTAAGTGGTATTACGTTTGACGAACATCTTTATCAAGATGGTGCAAATGTAATGACAGCTCTTGATATAAGTTGGCAAGCTCCTACTGCTGCTATAAATGATGAAACAGGAAATCCTGTACTATTTAATGAAGTAAATATTGCAGGATATGTTGTTAATTATCGTTTAAACAACGACAACTGGATAAGTGTTTCAACTGATTCTCCTTCTATCCAGATCTTAAAGTTAAAAACAGGGGCAATAGAAGTTGAAATTTTAGCTCAGAATGCAAGTGGAGTTTCTGGTAAAGCTTTCCAAGCGACCCATCAACTTAAAGGAAAAACAACACCTCCTTCAGATGTAACAGGTTTATCATTTGAACCAATAACGGAGAACTCAGGTCGTTTGACATGGGATGAGGCACCAGACATAGATGTACGTGTAGGAGGAAAGATCAAAATCAGACATAGTTCAAAAACAGATGGCAGTGGAACGTACACAAACTCGGCTGATTTGATTACTGCTTTACCTGGGAGTGAAACTGAAGCAACAATACCTCTATTAGAGGGTGAAATTATTTGTCGTTTTGTTGATTCTTCCGGCAATTTAAGTGCCAACGATACGAGCGTTATCATTGATCTTCCTGAAACTTCTAATTTATTAGCTCAATCTTGGGGATCAGTAAGGGAAGACGAGACAAGTCCTCCTTTCCAAGGTTCTGCAACAAATATTGTCTATGATTCAAATCAAGATGCGTTGATTCTTGCAAGTTTAGGTTTTGATTCGATTACAGATCTTGATAATGTTTCTGATTTAGATGCTATCGATGCAGGAACCGCATCATCTGGAACGTATAACTTTAATAATTTATTAGATTTAGGCGGAGTCTTTGCTGTCGATTTAAAAAGGTATTTTGTTGCTAGAGGCTTCAGACCTTCTGACACGATAGATAGTCGTACAGAATTGATCAACACATGGGATGACTTTGATGGTGCGTTAATAACAAATGTCAATGCAGCGATGCAAGTCAGAAAGACAACAGACGATCCAGGGGGAAATCCTACTTGGGGCAATTGGCAAAATCTTTCTAACGGAACATTTAAAGGAAGAGCTTTTCAGTTTAAAGCTACTCTTTCTACAACTGATAACAGTGAAAATATTTTAATTGATCAGTTAGGATACAATGCTTCGTTTAAACAACGATCTGAGCAAAGTATTGCGACTGTAGATTCAAGTACCTTAACGAGTAACACAGTTAATTTCTCTAAACCATTCTTTGTTGGTACGAGTAGTTTAGGTGGCGCGAATACATATCTTCCTTCGATTGGAATAACTGCACAGAATTTAAGTTCAGGTGATTATTTTGAGGTTTCAAACGTATCAGCTTCTAGTTTCCAAGTTTTATTTAAGAATAGTTCTGGGAGCACGATTGCTAAAAACTTTACATGGTCTGCTGTTGGATATGGTAAGGGAGCTTAAATTCTGATTTACGGGTATATTAGTAGTATTATTGAACAAATTGATTTCTTCCAATGACGGCGCATGATCTAGACATAGCGAATGGAACTGGAAGTGCTGTAAGAGCTGATATAAATAATTATATTGATGCTAGTGCAAGTAACTTCGCTGATGCTAACGAGCCAACGGGAGCGAATACACAACCATATCAATGGTTCGTAAAGACAGGTAACAATACTCTCTACATGAGAGATGCCTCTAGTAATGACACCTGGCACGTTGTTGGAACTGTTGGTGTAGCAAATCTAGGTTTAGCTCCTAAGGCTTCTCCCACATTTACTGGTACTGCTGATTTTAATAGTAATACAGCTATTAAATGTCCAGACGGTACGACTGGTGAGCGTCCTGGTTCTGCTGCTGTTGGGATGTTGCGGTATAACACAACTACCAATGGTTTTGAAGGCTACTCAGGTTCTTCTCCTTCATGGGGTGAGATTGGAGGGGCAGGAGCAGGAGCAACAGGTGGTAATTCAGGTGCGAACGCTGTTTTCTGGGAGAATCAAGTTACAGTTAGCCATGACTACACTCTTACCGCCTCTAGAGGAGCTGGTACGTTTGGAGGTCCAGATGGTGTCACTATCAACGATGGAGTGACTGTAACTATTCCAGACACCTCTACTTGGACAATCATTTAGGAGTTATCTAATGCCAACAGTCATCCATGGATCAAACGGAGTTTCGGTAGGGAACGGAACAGCAGCAGCTCCAACTGTTAAAGGACAGGATAGTGACTCAGGTCTTTTCTTTGGGGCGGACACACTAGACCTTTCGACAGGTGGAACTGCCAGGATTGGGATTGCTAGTGGCAATACAACAGTCACAGGTAATCTGACGACTACAGGATCAATCAGTGCAGGTAGTTTTACAGGATTGTCTGGCTTGTATAATGCTTGGGCACAACTGGTTCATACGTCCGCTTCGTCATACCAAGTAGCTTCTGAAGACTGGACAAACAGACCATTAACAAACGAACAAGATCCTTCTAATATCGTGACGCTTGATGGAACGACTGGTCGATTTTCTTTAGGTGCAGGTAGCTATAGAATTAGTTGGGCAGAATCTTTTTTTGATACTTCTGATGTTGTTGACAGGCTTACGACTTATGCTGACGGTACTTATACAAATGTAGATGATCTTTTCAGTATAGGGATGGCTCAATTTGCTAATCCAACTGATCCAACGGGTGTTTTGATAGTAGGTGCTACAAGAGTTACTCATACAGGCACAAAAACTTATGCCTTAAGACATCATGTTGATGACAACGCAGTTAACACTTCTGGTGGTCGTAATAACGGCTTAAGTAAGGATGCTTCAGACAATAACGTTAATGTCTTTGCCAAAATTGAAATCTTCAGGGAGGCTTAAACCATGACTATTAAACTCGTAGGCTCAACGGCTGGTTCAGTATCATTAGACGCTCCAGCATCAACAAACTCAAGCGCAGACTTGACGTTAACCCTTCCTACTTCAACAGGAAGTGCTAATCAGTATCTCAAAAACAGTGGTACTGCGGGAGAACTTGAATTTGCTGCGGGGCCGTCTGCTGGATTGTTTACAGCTTACGCCCAGGCATGGGTTCAAACCGATACTGATGTAGGAGGAGGTGCGGCTACCGCAGGTTCTTGGGGAACTGTTCCTTTCTTAGATAGTTCTCACAAAGTGGAATCTGGTTTAACTGTTACTGTCGATGCAACTGCCAATACTGTTCAAGTTCCTACTGGTACATATCTTATAAAATGGGCTGTTCCTTTCTATGACACTGGGGAGAGTAAAACTCGTTTATATAGTGTAACTGGGGGCAGTATTTTAAAATACGGCACTGCTATCTTTAGCAATACAAGTCATCCATCCACGATTGTTTCTAATGGTTTTCACAAGGCGACCTTTAATGCTAACACCACTCTTAGACTTGAATACGATGTAGCTACTACTAATTCAGGAGGGTTAGGTAGAGCAACAGATGATGGACTAAACATTTTTACAACTATTGAGTTCTACAAAGAGGGTTAAACCATGTCGATTTTAAAAACAAATGGTATTCAAGGTGTTTCAGCTTCAAGCAACGCTGCAACGTTAAGTACAACTGGTATATCCCTGGATCGTTGCACAGGAATGAATGGTGTAGGACTTGCAAGGAATTTATTACATAACCCAGACTTTCAAATTGCAGAAAGAGGTGCAACTATTAATCCTGTTGCGGATGATGCTTATTGTGCTGACCGTTGGTATGGGTTAAGTGAGGCTGCTAACTCTATTGCTTATACACGTTCTTCAACTTCCCCTCCAACAGGAGTTGGATATTTTGGAGAGTTTAAAGTTGCTTCAACTGATAATACAAAAGTTGGAATAGCTCAAGTCTTAGAGAATGATGATTGTGTATCTCTTCAGGGGCAGTCAGTTACTTTAAGTTTCCAAGCAAAGGTTTCTAGTGCTACTGCTGTTACAACAATGAAGGCAGCGATTGTTTCTTGGGCTGGTACAGCAGACCAAGTAACGAGTGATTTAGCGGCAAACTGGAATAACAGTGGAACGAACCCTACGCTTGCTGCAAACTGGACTTACGAGAACACACCTGCTGACCTTAATGTTACGACTAGTTGGGCTAAATATTCAGTCACAGCAACGATAGATACCTCTAACACTACTAATGTTGCTGTATTTATTTGGAACGATTCTCTTGAGGTAGATCAGAATGATTGGTTTGGTTTAACGAATGTTCAACTAGAAAGAGGATCAACTGCGAGTACGTTTAACAGAAGGTCAATAGTGGAAGAAAGATTGTTATGTAAAAGGTTTTACCACGATTTGCATTTTGGAGACAAATCGACAACTAGATCTGCGCTTTTTTACAGTGGTAGTACAGCTTATACGAGAAGGTCACTAATCTTTGATTTTCCTGTCGAGATGAGAGCCGTACCAACGGCTGAAGTTGTTTTAGATAGTGGGTCTTTGTATGCGAACCGTACTTTCTACACGAAACAAGGAGCTGTGCTTGAAACTGATCCAGCTAATACTACGACTGTTCGTAGTGTCGAAAAATTTATTCTCAGTGCTGACTTATGACTATTACTTACAAACATCTTCAAGGGTGGGATGATAATGGAGTCACCGAAAGAATTGTTCTTAAAGTAGATAGTAATGGAAAGAAACTTTATGTTCCTTTAAGTGAAGGGAACATGGACTATGTTGAGTATTTAGAATGGAAAGCAAATGGAGGTGTTTTAGGAGCACCAGAAGTGGATTCTTCCTCTGAAAGTTCCTCTTCTGAAAGCTCTTCCTCTGAAAGTTCTTCTTCCTAACGTCCAATGGCTATAGCACCAGATGTTTATGATATGACGATCCAGAGGCGATCAGATCACAGTGTCTCCTTTGAATTTAAAGATTCCAATAATAGCGCAGTCAACTTACAAGGTTATACGATTATCTCTCAAGTCTGGGATGCTTCACGTAGTACTAAGGCTGCTGATGCGACTTGTACTGTTACAGATGCTCCCACTGGAACGTGGACATGGAAGGTAACAGATACTCAAACTGCTACTTTTTCTGCTGAAGAATATAAATATGATGTTTTAGTTACGGAGCCTGGAGGTGATAAACAATTTTGGGTTGAGGGTACAATCTATATGAGTGAGGGTTACTCTTCTTAATGGCTAACAAAATCACTGTTAATGAGACTCAAAATACCGTTACTGTTAACGAAACAACTAACACAGTAACAGTTACAGAAGGTGGAACTACGATTGTCCGTGTTAAAACCGAAGGCCCACAGGGTCCACCAGGATCAGATTTCACTTTAAGTGATGATAATAAGGTAGATAAGTCTATAATTTATTATGACAGTACTGCTGGTGTTTATAAAGCCAACAGCACATGGACTACTAACACACTTACAGACGGAGGCAACTTCTAGTGGCTAACACGATCAGAATTAAACGTAGCACTGGAAACTCTGCTCCCGGATCTCTTGCTAACGCAGAATTAGCCTATGCAGAAGGTACTAATATTCTTTATTACGGAACTGGTACAGGTGGTGCTGGTGGATCGGCAACATCTATTGAAGCAATTGGTGGAGATGGATATTATTCAACACTTTCAACAGCGCAAACGATTTCAGGGAACAAGACATATACAGGAACACTTGATTTAAGTGGAGCAACTGTTCAAAGTTTTACTTGCGCTCAAAACTTAGTTGTGACTGGGAACCTTACTGTTTCTGGAACGACAACAACTGTCAACAGTACAACGACAACAATTGCTGATAAGAATTTAGAACTTGCGAAAGGTGCTGCTGATGATGCTGCTGCTGATGGTGGTGGAATAACTATTGATTCAGGTGATGGTGATAAGACATGGAACTGGGTTAACTCAACAGATGCTTGGACATCTTCTGAGCATATCAATGTTGCTTCTAGTAAGGCTTATTACATTGATGGAACGTCTGTTTTAAACAGTACAACTCTCGGTTCCAACATTGTTAACTCTAGTCTGACTTCGTTAGGCACAATCGGAACCGGTGTTTGGGCTGGTACTGATGTTGCCGTAGCTCATGGTGGAACGGGAGCAAGCACAGCCGCCAACGCTCGAACAAATTTAGGTCTTGTTATTGGAACTAATGTCCAGGCTTACGATGCTGAGTTAGCAGCAATCGCAGGTTTAACAAGCGCAGCTAATAAACTTCCTTACTTCACTGGTTCAGGATCAGCTTCGGTTACTGATTTCACCGTTTTTGGTCGTTCATTAGTTGATGATGCTGATGCAGCAGCAGGACGCACCACTCTTGGTTTAGGTACGCTGGCAACACAGGATCTAGATGCTGTTAACATCGACGGTGGAACGATTGACGGGGTTACAATTGATGGAGGATCTTACTCTTAACATTGCTTTTTAGGAGGCATATCCAATGGCTAATACAATCAAATTAAAGAGGGGCAGTGGTAGCGATCCAGAAGCATCTGATCTGGTTGTTGGAGAAGTCGCTATCAGGACAGATACAGGTAAGTTATTTACAAAGAAAGATAATGGTTCAGTAGCGGAGATTAGTGGTAGTGGAGGAGGAGGTGGTAGTGGAACCCCTGGAGGAGCAAACACTCAGGTTCAATACAACTCTTCCGGTAGCTTTGCTGGGTCGTCAAATCTTACATTTGATGGGACAAATCTTGCTGTTGGCGGGACAGTAACAGCAACATCAACTGCCTTAGCGACAGGTGGAGTTAGGAAAATTTTTACTTCTGCTTCATCACCTCAAGCTTCTGACGGGGCAGTGGGGGATATATGGTTGAAATTTTAACGGATGGTAATTAAATGACTATTTATTATGTAGATCCTGAAGGTGGAAACGATTCCAATAACGGGCAATCGTTTGCAAATAGAAAGAAAGCTATAGAGTCAGTTTCATCAGGAGATGAAATTCGTCTTATTAGATCCCCTGCTCCGACGAGTTTAGGTAATGCAAGCTGGGAAAAAGACGCAACTTATAATGACGAGAAACTTACAGTTACCAATAGAAACATAACAAGTTGTAGCTTTAATGGTCAGAGCAGTGGTAATCCTACAACCGTTGCCAAGAACAGTCATGGTCTAAGTACAGGTGATGCTATTTATGTTCCTGACTCTGCTTACACTTATGCGGGCGTCCATCAGATAACAAAAGTTGATGATAATAATTTCACAATAGATGGAACGGAGAATGCTGCTGATACAGATGCTACAAGTGAAACTGTTTTCAAACTCAATCCATTCTGTGTAAGGCTTGCCAGCTCACCGATTAAAAATATAATTTGCCATCAAGGGTTAGATGGTGGCGGTGATCTCGATTGGACAGCAGTAAACGGAACAACAGGTAGAGAGACAAGTAACTATCAGTCTGGTTTTAAAAGTGCAAGGCGGTTTACAGCTCCTAATGGGGTTAGTGGAAAACTTGCTTATGTTCAGTTAAATAATGCTTTAGACCTTAGTGGTTATCAACAAATTAGTTTTAGATTTTTTTGGGATTACAACAACAGAAAAAACGTAGCAGATTATTTTTCAATTCGTCTTTGTTCTGATACCTCTGGTGATACAACCGTTCATACAGTACCGATTAAACCGCCAGGTGGAGACGATACGGATCATTGGATCTGGTACACCCATGATTTTGGTACAAATTTAAACTCTTCAATTCAATCAATTGCTATCCATGCTGACACGGAAAGCAATCACAATAATACCGAAATTCAAATTGATAATGTTATAGCTTGTAAGGCTAAATCATCTGCTGATTCTTTACATTTAGGAAGCTTAATTGGTAAGGGGACAACGTATATGTCTAATTGGTATACAATTATGGCAATCGTCGATAAAATTGTACTTATACAACAAACTTGGGCTCAACATGATGGATTGCAGGATTACACAAGATCCTTATTTGAAACGACAGAAACAGTTACTACTTATAAACAAGAATGTTTTACAAACCCAGAGTATCACGATAGTTCCGAAAACAGTGGAGGTGCTTTTGTCCGTATTTCCACCGATCACAATGTAACAATTAGTGGCGGTTGGAACAGTACTGATATGTCAAGTCAAGATACAAACGCTGGCACATGGTTAGGATTACAAGGTCGTCAGTATTCAGGAATAGAAGCGATAAGTTGTGCTAATTTAAGTATCTCTAATATTGGAGTTGCTAGAGGGTATCACGCCTTTGGAGTGGAAGGATTTGAAGAGGGAGGTGGAACATTTACTAAATGTCAAATCTTAACTTCTTACTACGGATTAGTTGGGAATGATCGAACAGTATATGATGATTGTAAGTGGTCATTTTGTTATTTTAGTAATCAAAGTACATGGTACAGAGCAGTAGATTATGTCGTAAAAAATAGTACTTTTACTTATATTTATTTTAGTAATAATGAAACTCAAGTGGGTGGAAAACGTACCATTGTAAATTCTACTTTTGAAGGAGCACTAATATCGGATACTCATTTACTGAATAGTACCCCTTCCTCTGGAAATGTAGAACACTTGTTTAATAATTGTACTTTTAAAAACATGCACGCTTTAGCACATGGAGAAGATTGGAACGGGTATCATTCTTTTACTAATTGCACGTTTGAAGATAGTTTGGAAGGTATATTTGATTTTATAGATGCAGATGACGGAAAACGTAGTGATAAACTACCGTTTTTCTCATTTATAAATTACGACAATACAGCGAATGATCATCGTTTGTATTATATGAATTGCCTTGTAACAAGTGATTCTACTACGAAACAATCTGGTTCAGGATATTCATGGAAATTTACACCATTAGCTAATTCTGGTGTAAAAACAAGATCCGTAAACTTTCCCTTACGTTTTAAACTTGCTGAAGTATATGTCACCGCTAATTCACAAATAACAGCGACAATTTATGCAAGAAGATCGGATAACCAGACTGATGATTATGTAGCATTAGCAGCACTAGCTTTAGACAATGCAGCAGTGGGGATCACGACAGATGTAAAAAGTTCTGCTTTATCTGGATCGGTTGATACTTGGGTACAATTAACACTAACCTTTACTCCTACTATTGCTGGAGTTGCGACAATTACTGCTTTAATGTCTGCATCATCAACTTCAGATAACGTCTGGATTGACACCTTGGAGATAGCCTAATGGAATACATAATTGTGCAAAAAGAACTAAGACCTTCTGGAGACTGGATTATTACTGCTGAGTCAGAAGAGGGAAAAGCTTTTCATGGCACGTTTGCAATCGAACCAACAGCAACGGAAGTAAATGAGTTAGCTATAGAAAGAGCTGCGAAAGCAGTTGCAGCGCAAGCTAAAGAAGCCGAAAGAAAAGAGATAGAAGAGGCGATGTTGGCACAAGATAAAGCAGATGAAGAAGCAAATGCTGGGAGTTAAATATGGGATTAACTAGCAAAACAAGTCTTCTCAACCTTGACAAGGTAGGCCCGTGGGGGCCAGCAATTCGTATTAAGCATGGAGGGAATACAGATGAAGTACTTGGAGCGTGGGGGCCAAGGTATTTTGTTGGTGGAACGGGTAATCTTGTTTATGTAAAAACAGCCGCAAATACTTGGTCTGAAGTAAGTAATGTTTACTTAAAGACAGCAGCAGATACTTGGAGTGCTGTTCGTCAATTCTGCGTTAAGGAAGACGCATCGACTTGGGATGGAACAGGTGATGAAATGTCTGGTAGTGATTTAGTCTTTCCAGTCTTTCAATCTGCGGCAACAAATACTAATGGAACGAAGGTCATACTTACCTATAACAAGACGTTATCTGCCACAACTGCTGCTACTTCTGCCTTTGCTGTTGTAGCTGATGGTTCGTCTTCTACTGTTTCCAGTGTTGCAACTTCTGGCGCAACCGTTGAATTAACAATGCAAACAGGGATTCAGCCTGGTGAAACAGTAACAGTTGCTTATACCGATCCAAGTGGTTCGGATGACGCTAACGCTATACAAGATTCTCTTGGACTTGATGCTATATCTTTGAGTGCTACTTCAGTTACGAATAACGCAGCAGCTCCAGTATTCCAATCTGCGGCTACAACTACTGATGGAACGAAAGTTATCCTGACTTACAACGAAGCATTATCATCTACAACGGCTGCTACTTCTGCTTTTGCCGTTGTTGTAAACAGCTCTGCTGCAACAATAAACGCTGCTGCTAGAGGTAGTGATACATCAACTATTGAATTAACATTATCGGCTGCAATAACAGAAGGCCAAACAGTTACGGTAGCTTATACCGATCCAAGTGGTTCGGACGATGCTAATGCCGTACAAGGTGTTGGAGGGATAGATGCTGCATCCTTTACCGCTACATCAGTCACGGTACAGGTAGGTTTAGAAGTTAGTTTTGCATGGAAATATCACATGCACGGCAACACAATGGGAGTGATGAAACTATATTGGATGACTTCTGATGGAGGTAACAATATAGATGACGGTACTCTCAATGAATTAACCTTTACTGCTGATGGTACAACTGGACAAACAGCACTTTCTGGTCAACAACAAACAGAGATAACGGCTGATTGGAAAGAGGCGAGTGCAAGTTTAAATGATTATGTAGGAGAGACTGGGAGACTTGTATTCTTCTACTACAAGACACCATCTGGATATAGAGGTGATGCAGCAATAGATGACATGGCAATAACGATAGCTGGAACTACTACAAACTTATATGAAACTCAAAGTAGTGATACATCAACACTATGGTGGAGTCTTACCTCTCATGGAGGAAGTTATTCTAGTGTTGCAAATGCCGTTTCTGCATTTGAAAATGGAGATTTAAGTTGGACTAGAGTTGTAGATATAGCAACTAATAATGATGGTGGTACTTTCTTGAAAAATACTGGTCAAACTGGGTCAAGTGCTACTGGGCCTGATGACAGTCCTAGAGGTTCCCTTTATCATTACATTTACGCTGAAACGACAAACAATCAGGGAATGGATAATGATGCAAACAAGTATGCTTTCCTTGTTAGTAACGAATTTGAATTGTTCTGATAACATCAAGTAATATTGATAGCTTTTTCTAAGTGCAGAAAATTTTCAACATTATTTCAGCCGTTTCGTTTTTGCTCGTACTGGGCATAACTGGTGGCGGGGTGTTTGGTTATCTCTGGATTACAAACGAAGATAACCAGAAGATGCTTCAAGACAAAGCAATGGAAAAGGTAATGGGTGCTGTTAAGTTACCTGGATTGTCTGGCCCTGCTTTACCCACTGGAGCGTTAAGTCCTGCACAGCAAAAGAACGAAGAAAAGAAAGCAATAGGCGTACCATTTGGAAGGTTCTAAATGTTTAAATCTAGTTCTCAATTATTATCTGTTCTTCTTGGGATTGGTCTGATAGGAAGCAACTTTTTTAGCTTAATGATTTTGGCACGTAAAGATTCAGATGCGTTGCCCAATTTAGCCAGCTTGCCATATACGGATAATTCGAGTTTTTCTATTCGTAGTGATAAAACAAAGGATGGTCATTCTTGGTCATTAAATCAGAATCAACATTCACCCAAAACACTGTTGTTCACTAAAGATTTGAAAGAAGAACTACCAGGATTTAAAGGGAAAAAGAAACGTGAATCATATGTTCACCAAGAATCTGTAGCTTATTCTTATCGCCCTTTACTTAGTCAAGAAAACAAGAATGAAGGTTTGACAGCTCAAGAAATTGCATGTATTGAAAAGGGTGCTCAAGGTCGAAGTAATGGTGAAATAGTTGGAACATTAGGAGCCGCCAAAGTTACTCCAGCCGTTGCAAGTGTTCCCATTATTGGTCCCGTTTTAGGTGCATTAGCTTTTGGGCAAGCTAGGAAGCAAGCAGGTAGGGCAGGCGAGGCAATTGCTAAAGACTGGAATGACTGTTAGTGAGTGAGTATCCCCAATGTTGAAATCCCCTCAATAGGAGTTGAACCTGTTAATACTTATCTGATTAATGTACCTACCGTTAATCCTCCAAACGTACCAATTAGTGTTCCTATAGGG